GCTCCCCGCTCCCCAGTGCGCGCACAAAGCTTTTCAAAATTGGAAAGTTCGCGGTGCAATTGATCTACAAAAGCCGCGCGATTCTCGCGGAAAAATGCCGCTTTATTTTGTCGCGCTTCGCGCACGTTATTAAACCGCCCGCGCCCTTGATCCGCTAAACACGTGTCCATACATCCCGCCGCCTTCGATCCGGGGCATAACTCCGCATCAGGATATAGAGACAAGCCAGCATAGCGGAACGGGGCCGCCGCGCCGGTCTTTTTCAGTTTGGGGTTTGCGCCCCGCGTGTCGAGTAATTGCATTTTTTGTTGCTCCCAAAGTGTCGCCGCAACATTGCGGCAGGGGAGACTATCGCATACCTTGCAGACAAAAAAAAGCCCCGCCGAAACGGGGCACACTTTGGGAAGTGTAGGTTAAGCCGCCATGGCGACGCGTTGCCAATCGGAGCGGGGCAGATCCAACACGCGCCCGCCCAGCTTCTGCCAATCGTCAACATTATCCGCATCGGCTTGGTGCGCTACCGCCGTCACGGCGTTCACCATAGTGGCGCGGGTTACTGGCTGACCGGCGTAGCCCGCCTGCCCAATGGTGGCGAGCAAGCCGTCCATCAAGCTGGCGGTGTCTTTTTTGGTAAGTGCCAGCACTTTGCCCATAGCCTCAACTGCCGACTGCGGCGAGCCTTCGACTTTGTCATCATGCGCGGTTTTCATTTTTTCCAGCACTTCATCGAATGATTCACGGCTGGCATAGGCGGCAGTGACATCCCGCATTTGAAGCGCCAGCGCGTGATTGTCCGCATCCTTCGCTTCATCAGTCAGCAAGCCCCACGTATCGGCATCGCCACGCGCCCCGGTAATATGCGACTTGCGGGTCCGCTTCTCAGTCTGCATACCGTTCAAGCAGGCCAGCGTCCAAAACATTTGGTAAACGTTGACGCTACCGCAGCCGACTTCACTGTTACTCATACCAATGCCCAGCGCCATAATGTCGCCAACTGCCGCGCCCTCGCCAGTGATCACCGCCGACTTGAGCCGCAGGTATAGGCGCTTGTCGGTCACCGTCCCGTTAACCACTTGCCACTGGGCATCGCTTTCCAGCAGTTCGGGCAGTGCGGACTGCAACAGGTGAACGTTATCGAACGTTTTAAATTTGTCGCTGACAAAGGCGCGGGCAGTCCCTGCTCGGTCAGAGTGCTGGAACGAACGGATCATCCGCACCGCCGGTTCTTTCTGCCAGATAGCATTGATCAGTCCATCGAATTCAGTGGAGTAATCCTGCTGAAGACGGCGGGCCGTCCGGACATCAATACCGGCCCGCTGGCTGATCTGATCAAACGCCACATCATTGGCGGACAAGATCTGAGTCGGTGCCCCGCCGGATTGCTCCATGATGATCTGGCTGACCTTACTGCCATCGCCCCGATCACCGGTCATGAGTTGAAGCTGATTAGTCGGTGCCAGAAAGTCCTGCGATCTAGCGGCTTGGTCCTGCACCTGTTGAAGCAGGCGGGTCAGGGTGTTATCTGAATTTTCAATCGTATGTTGCATGGTTACTTCTCCCAAAGCACGCGGCGACATTGCCGCAACCGAACTATCGCATACCGGGGCCCACGCCGCAATGCTCTTTTTAAAATTTCTCCGGGCATAAAAAACCCCGCCGAAGCGGGGTTGGTTTGGATTCACTTGAGGGGTTTTAGTACCCCGTTATCGAACAGCGCCCTGATCTGGCTTTCAGCCAGTTTTTTGCTGGCCTCCGCGCCGGTCATCTCAGGATCAAGAGGCTCGGCACTTATCCCACCCGATATGTCGCAGATCCGGTAGCTTTTCCAGACCTCGCAATCTAACCGGTAGATCAGGCACTCGGTTGGCTTTTCATCAGAGAACTCAATCTCTTCCCGCCAATCCTGCTCGCCGTATTTTTTCCAGCTATCCCACCGTTCCTGTAACTCCTCTTGATCAAACACCCAATCAAAATGACTCAGACGGGTTTGCTCTCTCAAGTGGGCGTTGCTCAGTGCCTCGGTTAAAGACTCTGCCACGCCCCAACAGTGGTTAGCCGCGATTACAACGTAAAGTGAATTTTCCATTGCTTTTCTCCCAAAGTGAAAATGAATGTTTTTGAGAAGGTGCCATCCGATAGCGGACTCGCGTCTCGGTGCTAGGCCAGCGTTGTTAAAGAACATCGAAGTCGCTTGGACTTGATGAACACATTATCGCATATCAATTTTTGTCAACTCGACAAAACCTCGGAAATCTCGGCTCGGCCCCAACAACCATGCGGCTTGGCGGCCCGATAAAAAAAAGCTTGACACTATAAACGTAGATTCAAACGCCCATAAAAAAGCCGCCCCGGAGGGCGGCTCGGCGTAGGCTCGCGAACCTACGGGTCACGGGCAAGTAGGGACACCATACGGTCCCCATCGCCAGTGATGGGAGCAGGCCGCCCGACGTAATCATCGTACAGCCAAACGAAATGACCTCGCGGATCAAGGCCCTTCTCACAACACGCGTCCACCCAACCCTGCGGCAACGCATGGTCATACGTCTGCCCAGCATATCTAGCCTCTGCGGCTTCACCTCTTGTTTGCATTTTTTTCTCCCAATAAAAATATGGTTTGCGGCCGGGTGTTCACGACGCAACCCTCAGTTCTCCAGACACTGGCGCACCGTCGGCATAGGTTTCAATGTTGTTCAAGATTTCGCACATCTCCGCGACATCCCAAATGGTTTTAGAATTAATCCACGGCACCCCGTCAAGATTGTTGTCCCACTCATTACGTGCAAATTCTCGGGCCGATCCGCTGTCCGGGAACCACCGGCACTTCTCTCCACTCTCCACGGTCCATACTGCTAATCTCAATTCGCTCATGACTCATCCTCCGCCGTAGACTCAAGGGTGTAACAGGTGTCGCCGTCGTATTCGCGAACGTCCACAATATCCATGTCATCACAGTGCGGTTCATACCAATCATCCTCCACCCGTTCCTTGGCTCCGGTATTGGCGTGATACATATCGATAACGCGATGGTTGAAAACACGCTCGGCAATCTTCATTGCTTCTTCCTCAGATGACGCCAACACATCGATCTTCGTATCCATCGAAACCCACCCGTGGATCTGATAGTGATCTCGCGTTTCTATCGCGGGCCACAACTCAACATCCGCCAGCGCCGCCGCCACTTCGTCGGCCCGGCTGTCCGGTTGATCGTCTTCACTCGCCCCACAAGTAAGACATTCAAATTTTGATTGGTCCGCACCCGTTTTTTGTTTGGGGCGAATGTAATTATCCTCACATTCGCAATCCCAGTAATCAGGATTGGTGACGGTGGCAGGGTCCTGCCCGTATTCAAGTTCAATCGCTGTCATGGTTCGTCTCCCGTTGGTCAGGGCATATGCCCATCACCATAGTATGGGATAACTCACATAGTGGCAATAGCGTGGAGAACACTTCTGTAAGAGACAGGGTGACTGAAATGTTTAGTGGGAGTGGCGCTCAACCCGTCCATTTTTAAATCCACAGCACGGTCGCCGTGATACAAAAAAATCTCACTGCCCGTAGCAGTACAAAGCTTTACCGCAATCCAGCAGCTTCCCCGCGCGTGTTTGGTAGCGAAGGCCACTTGATGCGGAGAGATATCCACCGACATATTCTGCGTGGTCTTCAACTCCACCATGTGCCACTTGCCCTTACCGTCCATAATCAAAACATCCGGCACACCCAACGTGGCTCTAGATTCTAACCGCGTGGCAGTCCAATCCGGGCAGTTATCCCGGATAGCCTTCTTCAACGCCTGCCAAAAACCGGCTTCACGCTGTTTCTTGGGCTTAAAAGAGGGGGCTAATATGTCGGTCATTTATTTTATTGTCCGTTAATCCTTCAAAATCCACGCGTTCCAGCGGAGTCATGGCCGAACGCGGGGTATAAACAATTGGCGTTTTTGGAACATTAACTTCGTCCCAGCGCCGACTTCCATACCATAGGCGGCCTAAAAGATTAATCAGAAACATCAATATCCTCCGCCAACCGCTCACGGGCCTTCGCCCGATTACCACCTTCCTCGGCCCCCGCGTCATGAGTCAAAGGAGCATAGGTTTGTTTTAGTTCATCTAGGGCTTTCATGACCTCTTCTTTGCTCATCTGCTCTATGGTTCCGTGCCGGATCTCCGTCTTATTGACGTAGATGTCCCCCTGTGCCTGCCCACGGCGATATTCCGCCTGCACTGCGGCACTGTATGCCCCCTGCTCTAAAGCGGCGTCACGGATGATCTGGAGGTCCCTCAGATGCCTTTGGTATTCCACGCCATACTTTTCATCTAGTTCTTGGCGATATTCTCGGATAGCTCGGCAAACGTGCGGGCTAATACGGGGGTTGGTTAGTTCAGACGCCCGGACATGAGCAGACCGTTCCGGATACCCGGCGTTGATGGCCGCCTCCCGCATGGTTATCTGGCCGTCCTTTGAAACCAGTTCCCTTACAAAAAGTTCTTGCTTACGCGTTAAGCGTTTTTGGGCTAACGGGGGTCGGGTTCTTTTCTGGCGCTTTGCTTCGGGGAGTGCCGCCGCCTTGGTGTCCAGTACTTTGGCATACCGGCTTTTTTGCTTTGCCATCAGAGGGCCTTGTATGTGAGTAAGTCAGGATAACCTTACCTTATTTTTGCCCCCTGTATATATATTTTCCAGAGAATTAAAAATAATTTTTTTGAAAACCGGAAAACCTCAATAGCAATAGCTTGATTAACAAGCTTGATACAAAGTGGTGTATACCCGTGTAACTGCCTGTAACCACCAAAACCCAGCGTTTATGCGGCCTTCAGGCCAAGGTTACGCGGTTACGCCGGTTACGGCTATTTTTAATTTATTTTTTTATTTTTTTATTTCTCTGAGAAACACTATATAGATAGGGGAATTAAGCACCGTGGTCCGTGGTCCGTGCCTTTTGGGCTATGCCTACTGTCTTGCGACATGTGGCTTATGGACCACGGACCACGGATTAGTTATGCCTTTTGATACGGATACTTCTCGTCGGGTATGAGTCCAACAGAGAAGACGCTCATGTCGTCTATTTGGGCGATGAGGTTAGCGAGTTCCTGCTTACGCTTTTTGGGTGACCGGCTGTGGGTGGTAGACATGGAGCATTTTTCGCAGATGTCGTGAAAGACTTCATCCCGGCTGAATCCTAGCTGGAGCAGCTTGACGATGCGGTCTTGTGGCTTGCCGTACTGCGCTTCTGCTTCAGTTAGCGGCACGTCGTTAGTTGTTTCGGGTTTCATGGTCTTCTCCTTCAGGTCATGTTGACATAGTCGCGTTGAATGATGAGTTGTAGCCCGACGTATTCACCGGGCCAGTGTGAGTAGGCTTTTTCTAAGCCGTTGAATGCGGCCATCACGTCTTGTTCAAACTCTTCTTGGTCTTTTAGTTCGCGGATGAAGGGTATTTCGGAAAGGATTCCGAAGTCATTTGTGCCGTCTTTTTCGGTGAAGGCTAGGATGACGGCGTCGTGATGGCCCTCGTAGATGGCGGTGTGGGTTGTTTCTTGATTTTTCATGATGGGGTGTTTGCCGTCAACGATTTCGGTGATGCTGTTGGCGATGCCATCTATTTTGGATGCGGTTTCGGGGTCCGTGGTCCGTGTAGTGTTAGCCAGCTTTTGTAGGTTAAGGACAGCGGCACGGATTTCAATACCGGTTTCTTCTAGCGTTGTCATGATTTTCTCCCAAATGATGTTCCACATGGAACATCCGCGAGCATCGCATATATGCGATACCCCGTCAAGCGGGAGTTTACATGTAGAAGTAGACGTAGGCCGTGAGGACGGAGACGACGAAGAGGGCGATGAAGTGTTCAGCGAGTTCCACTTTGATGGGTTTCTCCTTGCGGTTTTGGTGGCACTGTTCGCACAGTGCGTTGGTGATGGGTATTCCACAGCGGTTGCAGACGTAGCAGTGTCTCATTTTTAGTGCAGCTTTTGTTTGTTGTAGTTGGCTTTGGTTGTGATGAGGTAGTCAGTGTATACAATGAATCCTATGTGACACAAGGATAAGATAAATTCGTGTTCATCTTCGGCCATTAGCGTTTCGATAAAGTGCTTGGAATTTTCGTCGCCCCGGAGCATTTGTAGTTCCATTGCTTGAATAACGTATTCTCGGAAATCTTCGTTATCTTCCAATAACTTAGCTACGAAACTTCGTTCTTCTGCGTCGATTGGTAATCCCATGCGGACCATTCTCCCAGAACGTTGTTCATTTTTGTAGTAGGCTGATAGAAATTGGCGAAAAGACCCTTTGCTAATTTCTATCACTTGGGGAGGTTATATGGAGCCCAAATTATTTTTAGTCCGGTGGCGTGACGCGTGTGGCGGGGGCCGTGTGGGTTGGCGTTCGGTTGAGGAGATGAAGGACACGAAGGAAGCGACGGTCATGTCGTGTGGCGTGATTCTTCATCGGGATGAACAGCGTATTTTGATATGCCCGCACGTTTTGTTAGATGGCAAGGGGCTGGTAGAAGAGGGGGACGCGGAATTGGCGATACCCATGGAGTGGGTGACCAGTGTTCAGGAGTTGCGAAGCCATGAATAGAGAAGGGGAGGGGTGGGAAGAGTTGCTGGATGATCTGGAAGAAGAGCGCGAGTTGGAATTTGATGAAGATAAAAAAGACAGCCCGTCGTTTTATGCAAGTCGCCTGCAATTGATAGAAGAGGCGGCAAAACGCCTTAAAGGCCGCTAAAGGCTTTGGTCAATATGGCGCACCAAAAATACAGGTCGCCGTCCAGCATATTAGACTTCAACTTATTGACTCGGTCACAGACTAACCGGACGTTTCCGGGTTGATAACCCTCGCTTGGATTAACCCGGTCAACCGACACGTTGGTGCCGCGCCGTGAGCCGTGGTTCGAGGACAGTCCCTCATGTATCCACGTCATGGGTAAGTTAGAGAGGGCGCACCGTCCGTCTTGTTGTTTAAACAAATCGACAAGGAAGTCCGTGTCTATAGCTTCGTCTAGAGCTATGTCGTATTTTTTTGCGCGTTGGCACATGTCATGGTGGCGGGAGGCGATGTAATTTCTGGGGTTTTTATAGATGCTTTTTATTTGGCGAGCGCGTTCGCACTCGTTACAAACGGCTTTACCGCCCAGATATTTACCGGTTTTATGAAAGCGTTTAGCGAACTCGTTTTTAGATTTTCTTTTCTTGCATAGCTTGCAAGTCAGCCGATCCAACCGCCCACCCCTAGTTGCGATTAATCTTAGTGACTACCTATACTAGATAAGGGTTAAGCAAGCAAGGCTATAATTAAGAACACCACAAACATCAGGGCGTATTGTTTCCACCCGGCTAACTCTTTTTTGGGCTCACTAATCTTCCAAAGCTTCTTCATCTTTTGGCCTATAGTAAACGACGTGGGCCTGACACTGCGCGCAGGTCAGGTTTGAGGACATGTCAAAATGGTCGTCTTCTTCGGACAGGTCGTGGTCGCCGCCCCAAATTAAGCGGCCCCCGCAATACCAGCACGTGTCTCGGCTCATTCTATATCCACCTCCGCAGTCGTCTCAATCCAGACTCGGGCTCCGCATGAGAGGGGCTTGTCGGGGGAGTACACAACTTTACTTGGCCCGTGAACCGTGACGCCATGTCCGTAAGTATTTTTCTTCCCTTCCTTTACGGCGATTGCGGGCTCATGCGGCCCCTCTTTAACCTTTAAATTACGGCGGATGACGTGTTGATTAACGTGGATTCGCTTAATAGTCATTTCGGTTGCAACTTGCTCCACTGTGAACAGGGTTCCGTGGCCCGTGACCCGTGTAACGTACAGTGCCACTTACGTTTGCCTGTCGGCTTACTGTGGCGACAAGTTATACACTCAACGGCAATCGGGGGTGGTTGAATGCCGTTGGGCCAGCAGTGTGGTCTGTAGTTACAGTACCTGCATTCAAAACAGTCAGGGGTATCTGTTATGCGAGCGGTTGACAAGTCACGGACCACGGAAAGGGATTTACGCAGAAGGTCTTTGTAGCGTGGTGCGTTAAACGCGACGTGTTCTGCGTGATACGAGGAAGTGTTTTTATTGTAGGCAACCATCCATGCTGTAGATAAATCAGCGAGGCCCATGAGCAGTTGCACTTGGTCGTAGTAGATTGGGTGACTACGGGCGATTCCTTGGTTTTTAAACATCCTCCATTTTTTGTCGTTCATGGATTTTATCTCAAGGATCTGAGGATCATTGCCTTCTCCGTTATGGATTATGCCGTCAGCATGGCCTCGGACATGGCCGCCGAGAGCGGTAAATGTCCATTGCTTCCCGGTTTTAGGATTTATTTCGGAAACGCTTATGCCCGCTGCTTTAAGGTCCTCAACTACGATTTCTTCTAGGTGATGACCAAGGTTAAAGATGCGTATGACGGCGGGCGGGGGGCCGATCTGAGAATAACCCCGGAGGCTGTACTGAAGAAACGCGTGGCAGGGATTGCCTACATTACTGGCTCCGATATAGCAGCGGCGCTCATTTTTGTAGGTTTTGGATGTTGCAAGATCAATCGCGTTTATAAGATTCATATGTGATATATAGCATACATAAAAGACATACGCAAAAAAAACCCCGCGTTGCGCGGGGCTCGGGTTAAATGTTGTTCACTTTGGGAGAAAACTACCAACCCTAAACACTTTAGGAGTGTCGCATGAGCCATTCATGCATCTCTATGATATCCCACGGGGGTTATCACTTCAAGAATTTCCATTGTGGCCTGTTCTTCTGGAACAACCGAAAGATCTATCTGTAACGCAATCGGTTTATTTAGACGGTCGGCGGTTTGATGGGCGGCCTGCATTGCTATTTTTACGTCGTCTGCCTCTAATCCAAACCACCATTTACTAGCTCGTCTATCAAACGGCCCAGAAACCATTTAGCTTTCCTCAAATCTTCCACGGGCGCATTTTTATATTCATGTCGCCAAAGGTATTTTATCGAAGACGCTTTAAGATATGCCTGAAACCCCTCCGGGGTTAAGCTTGCTTTTATCGCCTCAATGCACTCAATCTCACCTTGGTTGTAGTGAGCGGGACAAGTAACGTTATCTGACTTCTTTGGCATCTTTTTCTCTATCCGCATTTATTTTGGATTTGAGGAATTCGTGCCAAACATGCAGTTTGTCAAAGTCAGAACGATCAACCTTCCCGCTTTTATAGCCTTCTTCCAGCTTCTTCAACGCTTTGTTGAATTCGTTCTGCATCGTTGTAAATTGACTCATATTGAAAAGCTTTTTGACGTGAGGTCTACGCCGTTCTCCTTCTTAAATGAATCCACTTGTTCGGCAATATACTCTTGATCACGGTCGGAAAGATGTTCTTGTTTCCAGCCCTCATGTATATACCGAAGCTGTCCACTAATTGTACGCCCTTCTACTCTTGCAATCACCACCAACTCTTCATAAACATCCCGAGGAAGCAGTACTGATTTCCATTTAGTCGTGTCCATCACACGTCTCCTACATTAGGTATGGGAAAGTATACGCAACGTCGTAGCTTCAATCAACCTCTTGAAAAACCACGGAATGTCGGTCTTCATATAGCTCAGTCATGTCCGAAATGACATCTTGAATTACGTCAAGCTCACAAACATCTTCCAAAAGACAATACCAACGCTCATTTAACACAACAAAACCCTGTCCGTTATGCAAGTCGTAATAAATTTGGCCCACTTTGGCCGCAGTCTTCACCTCTTCACTCATGATTGTTCCTCACACTCGCCCCAACTGGGACCTATTTCTACGTCGCACTTGTTAGGAACTTGTAACGGCACCGCTTGTTCCATAATTTCAGCAAGATGCTTTGCTTTTTCCGGGCTTTCTACAGAAAAAGCTAATTCATCATGCACTTGAAGCATGGGAATAAAACCAGCCTCACAAACGTCTACCATAGCCTGCTTAGTCATGTCCGCCGCAGAAGCCTGTATCAACCTGTTTAAAGCCTTGTACGTGTACGCCCGACGTAGTCTGGTCGTTGGCCCGTGGGC